GTGTTCCTTTTGGGTACCATTAGCTGAACGAAGTTCAATGTAATGGATCCATGAGCGGACGGAACCAGTCATGTACATCTTGGTTGGTGTTGCCAAAGGTAATACAAACCTGGCACACTCCTTGGCGACACCAGCCTCTAGCATTTGATTGTAGAGACTGGATGCTGAACTGAACAGTGTTACCATCTGTCTTTCCAGTTTCTCAACAACCTCAGGATCGAGATCATCGATACTATTCTGACGGTTCTTGTCATCCTGACGACGGAGTTCAGGAAGTTCGATAGATGAAGTCAGGAGATTGGTGCTAGCATACCGTTGAGAGAACTCCTGAAAGGTGAACGAACGGTGACGTAACACCTGGGCAGCGATACCCCGTGTGGTTTCAATCTCTAAACTCATGAACGCTTGTTCAAAGATAGACCAGTGTTGATGTTTGATACAGTATTTTAGAAGTCCCGCAAACTTCTCATTGTCCTGATTGTTTGGGTTAGAAACACGAGCACAATATGCTATGTGTTGCTCAGCATCAGGAGTTACTGAGATTAGTTTTGCTTGATTCATGCTGTTTCTTTTTAAGTTTACGTTCTTTTTTTACTCTTTCTACGTACAGTCTCTCCCCATCTGTAAAGAGCTCGGGGTGTTTAAGAATGTACTTAATTGCTTTTTTTGTTTTCATGGTTGAAGTATGCGTTGAAGTATGCAACTATTCCATTACTTAATTTGTTGCCTTGTGAGATCCAAGTATCTACACACTCGTAGATATCTTGAGTGGTGTATGATGCCTGATCGATACGAGTACCACCATATCTATTTAACAAAACTTTAAGACACTGCTCTCGGAGTTTCATTCTCTCCTCAGTATAACGCCAGTCGTCACTCGTCATCTTCAAATACCTCATCGTAATCAGGGAGGGGTGGAAGTTCTTCCTTCAGACCCTTTGTGTATGCTTGGACATCAGAATACACCTCACTCTCCAGTGCGTCAACCAGGAGTCTCAGGTTTCTAACAATGATTTTGAGTTTGTCTTTTTCCATAAAAAAAGGGGACTTATGTCCCCTAGTATATCAGATTATTTAACAGGTGACAAGTGTCACTTGCTGTAAGTGCGACCACGGTAACAGAAAGTACCATGGGCCTCTTTGGTTTCTACACAACGAGTATCATACTCAACACCACGATAAGAGGTGTGATTGATTTGTGCGTCGTGAAGTGCAGCAGCTTTTTTGATCTGCCTTCGGATCATGTTAAGTGTGTTCATGATTGACTCCTAAAGTAGTTGGATTTTTAGGTCCGTTCCTTTAGTCGTTTGCGTCCCATGGACAATGAGGAGTTGCCTCCTCAATTGTTTCTACTAATTCAATCTTTACCTGTTTAGGTAAATTCTCCTGCCGATTAACCCGAATCATAATTGCATCGGCATCAGCACAAGCGATTGAGGCGTAAAAAAGAATATCTACCATAGGATGAACGCTCCGTTCCGCGACTTACTTGCGTCCCTCTCAGTGAGGGATGAACGACAGGTCTATTATAGACCGCTGTATCTATTTAGTCAAGGTGTGTCGAAACCCTGACCTTCCTCAATGAGTTTAGATACGTAGTCCTCTGTCCCGTCCATGGTCTTTACCGCAAACAGGTTGGACTTCTGATATTTCTTTACCTTCTTGTACTTCTTGACAAGGGCTTGGACTTGTTCCTGTCCCATGTCCAGACCCTCAAACTTAATATTAAAACCGTTACTCATGACTTCTTTTTCTTCTCGGTTACCTTGGGTTCATAATCATACAGCTTAGGACTCACTGTACCCTTTGCCTGGGACATGTTCTTGAAGTCACTCCGATAGTTGTCCCAGTAGTGATCAAAGATATCCGATTGTTTGTAGGAGGTAACGATATCAAACTTAGTGATACCATCCTGAAGATACTCTACAAGAAATGCACTAGTAGGAAGTTTCTTATCATCGGCAACCGTTGGATCACAGTCTTGATAGAGAAAGTTGATCTTATCACTCAAGACCTACCTCCCCACTGAATATCAGGATATGCTTCTTCAACCAGAGCACGGTTGACACGATAGACACTATGGAGTTGCTTGTCCTTGACCAGACAGAGAAGGTCAGCCTCGGTAGGATGTAGACCCTCAAGACACTGAATGAACATAGACTCACGACGAGTCTTTGACAGACCATCGTTACCACCTTTGACAAAGTGATACAGGTTTCTGTACTCCTTTCGGAGAGAAGTATGATCAGTTCCTACAGGAACCTCATTCCTCTGATAGGGGACCTCTCCCTCTGGAAGCAACGACTGTACGGTGTCATCGAAGTTCCAGATCATGAGTGACTTCAGGGCATCACATTCATATTCTTTCAGAACCTCAACCTTCTTAGCCTTGGACCGTTGCTTCGAGACCAAATCAAGGATCTCATGCATGAAGGGGTTGGGGGGTAATTTAGTTTTAGCTGCTGGCATCGGTATAATGATTTTGTTTCAGTATAGTGGATAGTGGGTGGAGTGTCAATCCTCTGACTCAAAGTCCTCAAGTCTGTTATCAAATCTGACTGCAAGGATGTCGTCTGCAATGATCTGTCCATTCTCATCAAACATTTCTGGGTGAGTAGGAATGTATTGAGATGTTCTATCGATGGCATACTCCTTAAGGAGATATCCTACAACACCTCCAACAATTAGGAACATGAATGAAATAATGGCTGAGAACGTAAGTGTGACTGCTAACATGTTAGCCCTCCTTTTTTCTTATGTCAAATTGAATGTCTAAGAAAAAATGGATCTCTCTTGATAAGAAGGATACCATCTTTCCAAACTTAAACTGAAAAGTCTTAGGTGGTGACCTCCTTTTTTTATTTCTAAGTAAAAGCTCAAACCCCTTGTTCATACTAGGGACTTCAAACTTTTCATTATTTAGTGGTCCTTCTTTTTCTTCCAGGTCTTCTGTCATTCTTGTACCTCTCAGCGTCACTTAAAATTTTCTCTAGGTAGTTCTTGATCTTACGACCCTCTGGCTTACCCAGGTGACCATAACCTTCCCGGAGTTGTCTGTGCATATCATCACCACCACCCTCAAGATAACCCTCAAGGTCTAGGACCAGGGACTTAATCTCTGAGGCAGTACAACTCATCAAGAAATGTTCAATGACTGTTCTGGATACCTTTGTGTCTCTAAGATACTGATACATATCGAGAACATATCGACCATAGAATACATGATCTATGGCATGTTCAACGATATCGTATAGCTCTTCTTCCATTACACCAATTTATTCTCTTTGAGATATTTAACAGTTTCGACGCATCCCCCTAGTTTTTTACCATCGACTTGGATCTGAGGGAAGGTAGAACCGTGTCCGAACTCACTATAAAATTCGTTCTTGTCAAAGTCCCGTCCCAGTTTATACTCCACATATCTTTGTTCTGCTAATGTTAAAGCCCCGATTACTTTAGTACAGTGAGGACAACCATCTTTAGAGTAAACTGAGAAGTTGTTCATAGTAGTATTAGAAACGGTATAGAGATTGTTATTAAACCTAATAGATAACCCACTGCCTCTTTAAGCAGTGGGTTCATACTGTGATCATTCATCGATTGAACTATTCCACTCTTTGAATGATGACTGACAATCAGGAGGTTCAGGATCTTTGTATCCCTTAATCTTCTTCCATTTTTGTCTCATGGCCATGAGACGCCATGAAGATGCAAGACTATCAGGACCATTCTCTAGTAACTCCAGTTCCCTTTTGTCACTAGTGAATGATTTGTATTCCTCTCTCCAGTTGGAATCGTCGTATGTCATGTGGATATTTATTGGATTTTAGATACCAATGCATCTGCCTGTTCGGGTCCGAGGATACCAAGCTTACGACGCTTCTCCATGCTCTTGGTGGTCAGGAGAGTGGCAGCAGTGATAGGAGGAGCGACTGCCAGGGTGAAACCAAAATCAACCAGAGCGATAGGGAGGGCAACTACAGCAGCACCTGTCGCAGCGATGGTAGGAAGCCAGTAGTTTGTCTTCACACTGTACATGATGGAGACGATGGGAGGGATGGTGAAACCATGGAGAAGCCACGCAATACCAAGCCGGACCCTCGCTTGCTTGGCATCGTTCAGTTCTTGTTGCTTCTGGATAAATTCAGCGTTGTCCATAAAAAAAGGAGGGTTTAACCCCTCCAGTCTATCACTCCTTGTCTTGGTTGTAAAGTCGTTCAAGCTTCTCTCTTGAGAAGTCCACGTACATAACCTCTTCACCTGGATCAGGTGCCTCTGGATGTCGTGTTGTTCTGATGGGTCGATCCATCATACTGATAGCTTGAATGTTTGCGTACATTAATGCAAAGGCGAACCCTGCAAGGATGGCAAAGATTGAGAAATAAATTAGACCTATCATGTCTTAAATTTGCGGACGATTAGTTCATCAACTGAGAATA